AAAGGCCACCCGGTACTGTGACCGGGTGACCGATGGGCAGAGCTGCAAACAGCGTGGCGCGAATCTGGCAAGGCTGGATAAGACTTCGGAGGATGAGGCGCTCCTGATCTGTAAAAAGCTGCGGGACAGAATGTATTCCCGCCTGCTGCGGTGGATCGACGCGGCACCTTCTGACCGTTCCAACCTGATGCACATGGACTACGAGCAGTACGACCAGTGGAGCGAGAATGCTCGGCTGGCACGGGAGGAATATGTTCAGGGGAAATTGACCGCAGAGGAATTCCTGCGAAAGATCGACACTACCCATGAGCTGACGAGCTACGAGGTGGACAAGATCGACCTGCCTGATGAGCCGAGCATGTGGCAGCGGCTTGTTGCAAAGGACTTTACTTTTGACCCGGAGCGGTATTATCCGGAATCTTACGCGCATCTGAACCTGAACGATGAGGGGCCCCAGTGGAAGATCTTTTCGGCAGAGGAGCTGCGCCGCCGCGACCAACAGGGACACCAGAGCCTAAAAGAGAAATACGGGAAATGAGAAACACTCGAGGCAGGTTAAGATAACCAGCCTCGGGTGTTTTTATTGTCTTCAGCAGCGCAGAATATTGCGTTGCTATTCAGTTGTCGAGGTGTCATGAAACTTTTCACTTTCGCTGTGTTCACCTTTATGGCTGAATAATTAGAATAAATGCGAGAGAACTCGAAAAGAGTTTTCCCGCATTTATTTTTTTGGGTATTTAGAAAAAATGGTGGTTTTTGATTTGTCAAGTCGGTTCAAATCAAAATCGACTTTATTTTTATTGGTGGTTTTCTGCTCGATAACTGGCATTTTGTATTGAAGTATCGTTACTATACAATATAGAACTTTTTGAAAAAAGGTGGTTTTCTTTTCAAAAAAGGGTGGTCATTCTGGCAGCTTTGTGATATAATAAACCTTACCAACCAAAGGCTCGGGAGGTGTATTTATGGGAGCGACAGAAGTTGATGGTCACTCTTTCAAAGATATCGGGTTGCCTGAGTTCACCGTAATCAGTAGGAAGGAATCTGAAACCGGGGACATTTTGTACACGGTAGAACCCAAGGAAAGAATAGCGGACTGTCCGGCCTGTGGCGGCAAGCTGCATATTCACAAGGACGCCAAACGAAAGGTAAAAGACTTAGATGAGTTTGGACATCGTGTGGGTATCGTCGTCAAGGGTAAGTCATATCGCTGCAAGGATTGTGGGGAGACTGTGCGTGAAGAATACGCATCTATCTGTGGACAAATGACCCGGAGAATGGTTGAGAGCATCCAAAGGGACGTATTTGGCGACATGACCTTTACTCAAATCGCAAGGCGGTATAATGTCTCGGTCTCTACGGTACAAGGGTTGTTTGAGGAACAGGGCGAGAAACTGTGGACCGCATATCATTTCGTAACGCCTCGTGTCCTGGGCATCGACGAAGTACATCTAAACAATGCCTATTATGGTGTATTTGTAAATGTTGATAGGCAAAATGGCGGAATCATCGAGTTGTCGGAGGAACGTTCTAAGAATGCTGTCATTGATGTGTTGAAGCGTCTGGAAAACCCAGAGAACTTATGTTATGTGACAATGGATATGTGGAGACCCTATTACGATGCGGTGCAAAGCGTTTTCCCGGGCATCCCTGTCATCATCGATCATTTTCATGTTATCAAAGAACTGTCCCGGTCTCTCGACAGCATCCGTGCTGGCCTCTGCAAAAGCATCAAGGATACCAAGACACGAGTAAGCCTCAAACACAATCGCTTCCTTTTACTTAAATCCAGTGAGGAACTTACCCCTACGCAAAAACGAGCATTGGATGTGCTTCTTGCCGCTTATCCTCAATTTGATATACCATATCAACTCAAAGAGTCATTTCGCAACATATACGCTTTTGCCAAGACCAAAAGCGAGGCGTTGAAGATGTTCGATGAATGGTGTGTTGAGTGTGAGCAGTTGGGAATAACTGCCTACAACGGTTTTATCACCATGATAAGGAACTGGGAACCTCAAATATTTGCCTATTTTGATTTTACTGGTGATGACCGCACAAATGCCCAGACCGAAAGCCTGAACAGGGCTATTCGGAATGTAGCAAGAGATGGACGGGGTTACTCATTCCAAAACCTCCGCACCAAGATGGTTTTCTATAAGAAGCCTACGGGCAGCACTCGATTCAACTTTGATGCCTTCGATGACTGAACACAGCAAAAGCCCTGACCGCGGTGGTCAGGGCTTTTTACTGCGATAAGGTTATACGAACATCTGCTGCAACAAGCCTTTCTTGAACTCCTGCATCGCCTCCATCTGCTCCTTGGCGGCAGCAATCACATCATCCATAGCTGTAAGGAATGCAGCGATTTTACGCTGTTCAGGAAGAGAGGGAAGCGTAACAGGAATACCCATGAGGACATCCTCCGTCATGCTTTCTCGGTCATGTCTGGCTCCTTGTGAAGCATTTTCATAGATATATCTGTACCATGCGGAAGACTTAAAGTAATACGCCAAGTAAGTAGATTCATCGTCTGTTTTCTTTTTGAGGCACGTATATAATGGAGAAATGATACCCGGTTCTTCTCCCATATATACCTGAAAGGGGCCGTGCGGTGCTGTTTTGGACTTACGCGGGTTGTAGACGAAGTATCCGGGGCGCACGATATAATAATTCTGCGTGTTGCCTTCTACGGCGATATCTTTATCAAAGAACGCCCTCTGGGGGACGATGCCAAGTTCAGCTGAGTTTGTCAGCACCAATTTGATAGCCTCTTGGCTGTTCCTCTCGGTAATTTTGTCAAACACCTCAGAAAGAGGAACGATAGAGGGTGCCGGAAACTCACTTCCATCGTCCGCCCGGAACCGTATTTCCTGAGAGAAAATCTTCTGTACAACATCACTCCTGAGCCCTTTCAAGCCCAGTTCCGCCAGCATAGCATTAACCTTGGTCAGCGCCTTGGTTCCCTTTTCATCTGCCAAAACCAGCTTGCTCTGCACAGCATCCAGGTCTACTACAGGTTCAGGGTCAAACGTGTCCACATATCGGTTAATGTTCATATTATAATCATTGTCATCCGTTACCACAGAGAGTGGAACCTTGGTAGCAAACCTGGAAATATTCTCACGGGCAACATAGGTGTCCACAATACGGTCGATATCTGCGTCGGAGAGAATATTCTTAGTCTTCTCGGGAGTAAAGCATGAGCTTGCATTGACAAATAGGATGTTGTCGGAGTTGCCGTTGCGTTTTTTCTTCAGTACCAGAATGCAGACAGGGATTTCTGTGCCGTGAAATAGGTTGGAGGGTAAGCCAATGACAGCGTCTACGACATTCAGAGCACCAATCAGATACTCCCGAATTTTCTTCTCTGCTCCACCACGGAAAAGGACACCATGCGGTAACAGAACAGCGATACGTCCATCGTCTGCCATGTGATAAACCATGTGCTCCAAAAATGCCAAATCAGCATAACTCTTAGGGGCTAATACCCCAGCCGCAGAATAACGAGGGTCATCCTCCATAGCTTTGGGAGCAGCCCATTTGAGACTGTACGGGGGGTTAGACACCTGAACTGTGAACTGTTCAGTTTTCTTCTTATCAAAATTATCCACCCGCAGGGTGTCATCGTTGTATGTGGTGAACTCTTTGTAGGGAACCCCGTGCATAAGGAGGTTCATACGGAGAAGATTGTAAGTGCTACCATTCAGCTCCTGGGCATAGTAATGGCCCACTTTCTGTTTCCCCAAGTGCTTCTTAACCTCCAGCAGCAAAGACGCAGAACCCGCACAAGGGTCGCAGGCAGACGCGATTTCATCCAGCCCCACAGTTGCCAGCCGAGCTACCAATGTAGATGCACACGTGGGGGTGAAGTATTCTCCCCCTTTCTTCCCAGCGTCATCGGCAAAGAGAGCAATGAGGTACATATAGGCAGTACCCAAAACATCAATCTCGGCCTCAGTGACGCCGAAGGGAATATCGTTGACACGCAACATGACCTTAGAGATAAGCTCAGTGCGCCCAGAAACCTCACGGCCCAAGTCTTTATCTTGGAGGTTCATGTCGTCAAACAACTTATAGAAGGCAGCTTCAGAATCCTGGCCTACGGTACTGCCCACCAGAGCGTTGATAGCTTTCTCAAAGTCCTCGATACTGAACTGACCTGCCTTGATGGAGTCAATGAGAGCCCCCCACAGATTTTTCGGTTCCATGATATATCCCAGGTGCTCCAAAGACCACTCCTTTACGGTCTCTGTGTAATCCGGGTCAGCAAGTGCCTCCTGGTAGGAAATACCATCATTCTTCAAGAGGTCATCCATATAGTTCTCAGTATGCTCTGATAGATAGCGATAGAAGATGACACCCAGAATGTAATTCTGAAACTTTGCAGCGTTCATATTGCCCCGGAGGTCATTAGCGATGGCCCAGAGCCGTTTCGCCAATTCCTGAGATTGCTTTGTTTCATTGGCAACCATAGATTACACTCCTTCGGCGGTGAATTTATCGTACATATCAGATACGAAAAACAGAATATCATTAATGAGCTTGGTCAATTTCAAAAGGCCCAGTTTCAAACTGCTAAGTCGTTGACGAATGCTCTCTTTCGTGACAGATTTCTCGTCACAGAAATACTTATGGAGAATTTCAGATACGATTTCAGGCTCGATACCATGAACTTGGGCGAACTCTTCCACAGCGGACTGAAGCCGTTCATGCTCATATTCACTGTAGGCCTCGAAGATGTCGGCGTTCGGGTCGAGGTCGAAGAACCGGGCGGTAATAAAGTCCTTCATAATGTCACTCTTATAGCGGAGCTTTTCGTTATCAGACCGTTCGATTTCTCGGAGGATAAGGTCGATAGATTTCTCCATTGCGGCCTTGTCATTCCGGTTGATGTCTTTTAAGAGATTAAGGATATAAACCACGTTTATCTTGTCGGTACGGATAAGCTCGATATTAAAGTCGATATCTGCCAGCGTCGTCACTGAGCCTTGGCGACGTTTCCGCTCAATGTCGTCATAGTAGGACAGATACCAACTCTTATAGTCGCTGAACGTGGCCTCATCCATGAAAACGTCCAAGTCATCCCAGTTGAATTTGGAGAAAGT